GCTTAGGATTATTCCTGAAAAGTCCAGCTCTTCGGGTAAGATTTCATTGCTTATCCATGGGCTACTTTGTTTATACCTGGAACCTATAGTTAGGTCCCGTAAGGAATAACCAAGTAGAGACTCTCAATAGTGCGGACCGGAGCAAAACAGAATCTGTTTTGTGGCCGGGATCTCCACTCAAGACCCTAGGACTTCGAGTTGATTACTCGAGTGAACAAGGGCCCGTTCTATAATATTAACTATGAAAGCAATAAAATTTATTTTAAATTTCAAGCTTAAACAGATAATAAGAGACTCTATACTACCAGTTGGAAAAGACTTCAATAAGAAGTGTTTTCCAAGGTTGCTTAATCATCTACGAAAAATTTATTTTATCGTATTCGATGATTTTAAAGCAATCCGTATCCGGGATAGACTAGTTATGACAAACAATTTCCTTCAATTTGTTTCCAAAATGATGAGAAATCATGGTACCGTGTTCACAGTCAAATGACTGAAAGCATGTACTGTTTGTCTACAGAAGTGACTAGGAGAAGACACTGTTAAATCTCTTCGAGAGATTGAACCAGGACTTCCCCTCCCGCGTGTAATTAACGGGTGTCCTGCTATTATAAACAGGCACGACCGAAAATTAATGCGCGCAGGGAACAAACATATCATTCGATATTGACATTCTCTTTTCTCCATCTACCGGGTATTAAAAATACCTGGAAAGATCAAGTTAGAGACAATTACTGCTCCTTATAAAGGATCAGTAGATTATCTGAATAAATGCCTAGAAATTAGTTTAAATACTAAATGACAGGCAAGCATTCAGAAAATATGTCAAAATCACAATCTGGCTCCTACTACTTTCCATATGTCTGGAAAAGCTAGTCCTAGTAATGTTAATTCATCTACTGGGATTCTATCAGATATTTACTATCTGTTAGCTCATCCAGATGGTGCTTTTGTATTTTCAAATATACTTAAGCATCTGGAAATAGTTGGATCCGTATGGAATACTCAGTCTTTTCTGCAACGTCTGAATGACGGAGCAGAGATAGTAAAACGTATGTCTTCTATCCAGACTAAGTGTTCTATGCGGAATCCTTTTGGCCAATTTGCCATTAAGGAAGAAGCTGCAGGTAAAGTAAGAGTTTTTGCTCTTGTGGATTCCATCACTCAATCAGTGATGAAACCAATTCACCTTGGACTTTTTAAAGTCTTGCGGCATCTTCCTAACGATGGTACATTTGATCAGGATGCATCTGTAACTAGGTGCTCTGAGAAAGCGAGTGAGGCAGGTAAAGCTTTTAGCTTTGACCTATCCGCCGCTACTGATCGTCTTCCCGTATCCTTAACGGGTAATATAATCGAATCTTTATTCAAGATTCCTGGATTATCACAATCATGACAAAAAGTCATGGTAGACCGGAATTTCCGGTTTCCTCTCAATATAATTGAGAATTATGATATCGAGGATATCGATTATCGTTACTCGGTCGGACAACCTATGGGTTGTCTTTCTTCATGAGCAGGGCTTGCCATAACTCATCACTGAATTATGCAGCTATGCTCATATCTGGTAACAGATTCATGAGATTGAGAAGAAAGATACGAGATTCTCGGAGATGACATTGTTATCTTCGATGAAGAGTTAGCAAATACTTATTTGCAGGTTATGGAATGACTTGGGTTAGATATTAATTTATCTAAATCCATCATATCCAAAAATAAACCTACTTTTGAGTTTGCTAAACGGACTTTCAGTGGAGGTAGTCTGGTTTCCGGTATTACCGGATCCCAGATTAATTCTTGTACCAGTTTATCTTCTCGAGTGAACTCAGTTTACTCTTGAATAAAACTTGGATACTTGAATAATCTTGAGACTATTACAATTGTGTTAAATAAATTTAACACAAAGTTTAGTTATAAGGATTTCTCCCTATCGGCATCTGCCTTTAGTCTTTTAGGTCTATGTAAAAACATAGAGCATAAAATTATAATGTCCAGTCTCGTAAACCCTTCAAAAGGGTGTTTGTGAGACATGGAAACTGAAAATTTTCAGGTTCCAACTCGGACATTATTGACTATGGCACGTGACTTGATCACCAAAGGTGAGTCAGAAGTGACTTTGCCTAGAATGGAAGGTCGTGAAGAGTGATTCGAAGAATCTGAGCAACTTATTGTTGCCGGAATCCTTCAAAGAGCTCTTTACCGTTCCCGAATGCTTTCTTTAAAATATGAAGAAAGTGTTCGAGAATGAGCTATTGACCTAGGTCATTTGAAATTCAAAGATGATCGAGAGTTGTTACCTTTAATTGAAGGTTGACTCTTGGATGCTTTGATCGACAATAGATCTAGTGCCGCTACTGACCCTTTCGAATTGGAAGATAAGGTAGAAAAACTTCTAACTTATCATGCAAAGACGAATAACGTCATTCTAAGCAAGGCTTATGAACTTCTTCAGGAAGTTGAGAATTTGGAGTATCTGTATAAACAGCCTACTAAAAAGTCTCAACAGTTATATGATCGTTTGAGTAATAAAACTCTACGAGATATAACTACACCATTCTTTATGAGTGGTCCTGAGTATTGAAGTGTTCCGTCACCTAATAATTTTAACTAGTCTCCCGGGGGATGAGAATCCCGCAGTCTCCATAATCTTTTAGATTTGAAGACCGGAGACCCTAAGTTTTCTTAATAGGGTTTTCGGCTGACGACTTTCAGGATTAC